CGGCATCAGCGCGCTCCGGGCGGCCGGCCAGGACCCCGACGCGCCTCGCGCTCCTCGGTGTGGTTGACCTCCGGACCGTAGAGATCGCCGTGCAGCTCCTTGCCCAGCACCTTTTCCATCAGCTCCGCCACCTGGCCTTCGAGCTTCTCGATCCTTGTCGTCAGGCCCTGCAGCATCGCGCTGTCGCTCGCACTCATCTCTGCTCCTAAAAAGGAAAGGGCGGCTTGCGCCGCCCCTGTTTGTTCCTACCGCTTCGGTTCAGCGGTCGGCGGCAACGTGTTGTCCGGCCGCGGCGGCACCCCCTGCCCCGGCGGACGATTGGCCGGGTGACCGGGTTGTCCAGGCAGTCCCTGATCCGGCCGCGCGCCGCTACCAGGCAGGCTGTTATCCGGCCGCAAGTTCAGATCGACGCAGACGTAGCGCCACCCCACCCCCGGGATGCCAACCACCACCCAGAACTCGCCGTCCGGCAACTGCTCGGCCACCGGCGGCCATACCGTCCCCGGCGGCGGCTTGGTGCTGGCATCCGGCGGGATCGGCAACCACGGATGCCCCGGAGAGGCCGGCGGCCAGATCCCCGGCGGCGGATCCGGCAGAGAGTTATCAATTCCGCCTCCCGGTACCGGTTGGCCGCTGATGTGCCCACCGCCCGGGAGCGTGTTGTCGATCTGCCCGCCACCGCCCTGGCCATAACCCGGATCAACCGCCCCGCCGGTCTGGCGCACCCGGATCGGGCTGTTCGATACTGCGACGTAAGCCATACTGTTCTCCTACCTAGGATGGGATATAGTCCAGACTATGATAGATCGCACTTGCGCCATGTGTGGCGTCGCTTTTCGGTGCTATCCGGCGGACATCCGGAAAGGTGGCGGTCTTTGCTGTAGCGTACTCTGCCGAAACCGGCGGATGGCTCTTCGCAAGTACGGGACCTTAATCGAACGGTTCTGGCGAAGAGTGCGAAAAACTAAAACCTGCTGGCTTTGGACCGGGCCAAAAATACGGAACGGCTATGGCCAATTGGGCGACGGAGATGGCGGTTACGTTAAAGCTCATAGATACTCTTGGGAGTTCCGTTACGGTCCCATCCCGGATGGGATGTTCGTCCTCCATACCTGCGACAACCCGTCTTGCGTGCGACCCGATCACCTCTTTCTCGGAACCGCCGCCGACAATAACGAAGACGCCCGCCTAAAAGGCCGCCTCGCCCATAGCGAGAGAAACGGTAACGCAAAACTGACAGCCGCCATCGTTACAGCTATGCGCGCCGAATATGCGGCCGGCGGCGTGTTCGTTCGCGAATTGGCCGAAAAGTACAATGTCAGTTCAAGTACCGCCGACCACGCCATTCGCCGCATAACATGGCAATACGTGCCTTAAACTATACCCATTTCTTTATATTTCAACTTAACTGGCCGCCCCTGCGGCATCTCGTAAGCTACACACAATAAACCGAAAGCGTCACTTCCGTTGCTCGACCAATCGTGTTCAGGCCCAAGCCCAACGTCACGAATGTCCTCTGACTTCTTTTCGTGATACCACCCCAAGGCATCCCGGCCGGCTTCAGTCGTCTCCTCATTGAACCACACGCTCGGAAACAACCGTCGCGCGGCTTCGATCCGCATCTTTGCCGCGCCGCGGCCCTGGTTCGGGATTACCTCGACCGGGAAACCCGCCGACCGGAAAGCACTCTCGAAACTTACGTCATAAATTCTGTCATGTGTCGCGCCATCATGCGGGAGATATATTTGTGCTTTACCCCAACCGCTATCACGCAGCCACTCGATATGTGCCGCCAGCGGTTGGCCCACCGCCTCATAGTAATCTAAAATATGAACTGCGTTCCTGCCGGCAAATTGCGCAATCCACACCGCAAAAGCATCAGACTTAGCGCCAGTTCCCCCTAGATCGCAGAATGCCTTAATACTAAGAAGCGGATCTCGCGTTACTTTGGTGATCCGACCCTGTTCCTTTGCCTCATTTAAATGTCGCGCAAAATACGCCCCCGTGTGTGCACTCGCATAGTCGCCGAGCCACACATGGGCGTATTGCTCTGGCCTAACCCGCTCATCTTCCTTGCGGATTTGCTCCAAAACGGTCGGAAACCAAGGATTGTCCTTATAGTTAACCTCGACGATTTTACTATTTATCGGCGGGTTAACTCTAAATCTTTGATTGGTCGCAGATGCTCTTCTTTCAGGGTTCCAGGTAACCCAGATCTCGGCCCCTTCTTCGCGAACAGTCGGGATAGCCTTTTGCCAAGCGACCTCGGAGACAGGTTCGGCTTCATCAACCCAAAGGAGCCTAATTCGTGCCGTGGACTTGACGCTCTCGATATTTCTTCTAAGTCCGACAAAAGTGAAATCAATACGTCTGTCTTTAGTCCTGATGTACTTTTCCCCAATCTCGTAATTCTTCGCCAGCCACGGCTCACTCTCAATTGCTTGCTTAACCTCCGCCATGCTTGACTCATCAAGCGAGTTTTGAAATTCTCGACCACAAACAATAACCCCGCTCTCCTTCGCCTGGGCGCATCGGAGACCATATACGGCAGCCATCTTGGCAAAACTTCTACTTTTGGCACTACCCCGACCACCATAGGCACCACGGTACAAGGCTTCACCTGAGAATACCTCAACCAACTTCTCCGGCAGCTCAATCTGGCCGCTATTAGACGAACGCATTAACTTTCTCTTGTCCAACCCATACTACTACGGGCTCCCGGCAGGGTCGGCGGTCTCGTCGGCAAGCGGCCCAGGTCAGGGCCCTCCTCGATGTTGTCGGCAAAGCAGTCGGGCGGCAGCTCGACGGGATCGTATCGGGGCCAGTTCGGCACCGGCTGCGGTTTGCCCCGCTGTAATGGCAGCCAGCGGTCGCACGGCTCGGTCACCCGCTCGCCGCACAGCTTGCAAAACGGCAATGGCTTGGCCCAGAACTTCGGCTTGGTCATGTAACGCGCCCTCGGCGCGTCCAGGAAGAAAGCGTCATCCGGTTCCGCCGAGGATGTAGCCGCCAATAGCCGACAGGGAAGCGAGCGCCGCCTCGCCCGTTATCCGCTCCTGCACGCACAGGATAGCGATCGTCGGCACCACCAGAAACAGCACGATCGCTCGCGAAACGATCTTGCCCTCGATCATCGTCTTGACCGTCTGCTCGCTGGCATACAGCGTGCCGAACGCCACCGTGCTGATGGTCATGACGACCAGAAGCCCCAGCACCGCCAGGACCGGCCACAGGGGGCTCAATGCGCCTCCCAACTCGCGCCGTTGCAGAACGCGAGGACCGCGATGGCGCCGCCGCCGGTCAGGGCGCCACGGTAAGTCGGGGCGCCGTTCTGATCGGACACGGCCATGACGGCATTCTTGGTCGCCACCGCGCACGCCGGCAACGTTGCTACCGTTGCCGTCGCCATCCGCACCGGCGCCTTGTCGAACTCGAAGATCCCAGTGCCGGCTATGCGGTTGAACCGCAGGTTCTGCCCCGCGCCGCCCGCTGTATTGTCGATGCTGAACTTGCTGCCGCCAATGCCATCGAACGTGACATACGGCGTGTTGTCGCTGTCGCACAAATACAACACGTTGGTCTGCCCGGCGGCGTTCTGGGTGCAAGCCCCCCAAATGCTGTACCCCGCCGCCGCCAGCAGTGCCGGCTGGCGGGTGCCCAGCCCGATCAGGCTGAGACCGCTACGATACCCACTGTTGCTGCCCCAGTGCAGATCCGCCCCCGGTTCCTGGGTCGGGGCAGGGGTGCCGTTGGTCTGGTCGATGTCGACGAAGTTGTTGTAGGTGCAACTGCTGTACGGCGCGCAGGTCGGGAACGTCGTCTGGCCGCGCGCGATATAACTGCCGTTGTAGCCGAACGGGGTGAGCTGGTTGCCGTTGGCGGGGAACATGTGAGCGCCCGAGACCGCCACCGTCATGTCGACGCTGGTGCCGCTGTTGAAGATGCGGCCGCTGATGTGGTTGTTGTCGCAACCCTCGCATAAGAACCCCGTGCCGGCACTGCCGCCGATAAAGATGTTGCGGGCAAAGTTAAAGGCGGCGTTGCCGTGCACCCCGGCCGCATCCATAAAGGCGCCGAGCTTTAGCTGGTTGCTGGTGTACGGAAAAGTGCCGCCCCAGTTGGTGCCGTTGTCGATGTAAAGATTGTCCAGGGTGTTCTGCTGACTGCCGGCCCCCGTCGCCGCGTCCGCCGTCAGCGTCACCACATTGCCGCCGCTGAAACCGCCGGTAAATGTCAGGTCGTCGAAATGCCCGTGGTAGCTGCTGGCAATGTACAACCCGTCCGCTGCCAAGCCGAGATTGCCGTCAAATGCGCAGTTCTTCAACTCCGCGCCGTCAATCTGACCCGTCAGCGTCCGAACTTCAGCCATCCTACCGGCGATTGCGCCGATCCACTTCAATCGCGTCGATACCCCCG